GGCCGAGCGGTCAATGGCAGCAGACTGTAAATCTTTTTTAATCAAATATAAAGTCAATAACGACAAGGGTTTATAGAGTAACAAAAACGGTAACACGAAATTTCGGTAACAAACGCGGTAACAAATGGGGTATATTGGGGCTAAGGAGGAAGCCCAAAAATGCGTGGAAAAATCAGCAACCTGCATCCGGGTGTAAGCTATCCGAGTGTCCAGCCAAAGGGGAATAAAGTCCTTTTCTTTAGGCTGGATGGAAAGCAGTTCAAAAAGGGATTCGGCGATATTACAGATTCGCAGCTAGAGCAGTACGCTATCGAAATCAGCCAAGTAATTAACGGCACCTATGACAGGGAGAAAATCAGCGAAAAAGTAAAAACGGTAATAGGGCTAAACGACATAGAGCGAAACAGGCTTCTGCCTGTAGTCGAAAAAATAAACAGCACCATCCAGACAGGTGACGCTAGAGCGGTAATTGATGAGGAAGGGGAGATAGCCGCACAAGTCGATATCAACAAACCGCTAGGCAGCGAAGATGTAAAGCTTTTCCCGCAAGGTGTTGTTAGCATCTTGAACTACAAAAACCTCTTAGAAGAAAACAAAAAGCTACAGGTAGTAAAAAAAGAAAATGAAGATTTGCGGGATGAGCTAAACGGCTATGCGAAGCTTATCAAAAACGCTGGAAAAATTGACAATGAAAAAAAGCATGTTCCGTTTCAAGCTGCCCTAGAAAAATATCTCAAGACCAGCAAAGCCACCGAACGGACCAAAAAAGAATATAAAAACTATCTTAAGATGTTTGCCGAAAAATTCAAGATTAACACCCTAGGCGATATCAAAACAAAAGACGATTCTGATAACGCTCTAGCTTTCTTGAACGCCTTGAAAAATGGCGAGTATAACCGCGATAAAAAGCCGATGAGCAACGCTCAAGCTAGGAAAGTCTGCAACATCCTGATTCACTTCATAGTCACAGCTACGGAGAATAGCACCCCCACATTCAAGCTTGTGGCATGGCGTAAGTCTATGGGTGTCAACACTAAGCAAGAAATTGACTTTCATTGGTTGACCCATGAGGAGGTGCGCAAGATGCTCAAGGAAGCGCGCAAGATTTCGCACTATTGGGAAAACGCAATAGCAGTTCAATACTACATGGGTTTTAGGCCTGAAGAACTGACCTTTATCCAGACGAAAAACGTAGACCTTGAAAATCTAAAATTTATGGTTGAACCTCTCATGGACGAAAATAAAAATGTAGTCAGAAATATCAAGACGGCTAAGAAGGGGTTCAGGTTTGGAAAAATTGACATTTTCAAATACGGCAAACACGGCGATTGCATCACACATTTGAAAGAAAGGATGGAAAAAGGAAATCTATTGCTTTTTCCACGTGAAGAAAATATCCAGATAGTCAATGAAAAGGGCCAGATATCTGATATTCGAAAAGTCAAAAGCAATGCCTATGCGAAGATGAGCGATTTTGAGAAAAAGCATAAGCTATGGAATCTTGATGCCTTCTGCCAGACATACTTGCGGGTGTTGAGGTTTTGCGCGGCAAAGGCCAAGCTGAAAGATGAGGTAATCCAGCATATCGACAGCAGGACTATGCGGCGTTCTTGCGGCAGATTTATCCTAGATGTTATGGGGGGGACACTTGATGATGTGGCAAAACAGCTTAGGGATAACGTGGCAACCGTCTATAGGTACTATGCAAGATAAACCCTTGCTAAAAAATAGCTTACGTGAAATATGAAACAAAGGGGGATTTTCCCCCTATTTTTTTGTTTTCAAAAAGGGTATATATCAGCTAGGGATAGAAAGGGAGAAAAAATGGAAATCCAGCGCAATGAAATCTTATCTCTTCTGATAACGCTGGACGATCTTTGCGCGATTGAAAAATCTACAAGTCACTTGCCAAAGCTTTTAATCTGCTATACTGAAGAAATGACTTTCACAGAGCAAGAAAAACTTGAACTGGAAAAAGCTATTGTGATTCTCATAGAACACAGGTTGCAAACGATCAAAACTGAAAAGGCGATTAACGAAATCAACCGCTTACTGTTTCCCGATAGAAAAACCAAGTAGCCTGCACAGCAGGCAGAAAGGCAGGGTGTAGTCATGGCAATGGCAAAGGCAATGGGCAGAAAATTTAGCTTCGCGCAAGCGGCACGTATTGGGATGCCGATGCTAGGCAGGCCGCGATATGCCGAGTACGACGAAAGCCAGCACAAGGCAGACGTAGAGGCTTTGCTTTCAGCAGGAAAAACGCTCAAAGAAATTTCCAGCGAAAAAAAGTTAAGGCTTGTTACGCTGAAAAAAGCCTTCAAGAATTTCACCGGGAAAACTGGTCCCAAGCTTTCTACTTTTGTCGAAAAAATCGTAACCGGCAAGAATGAAGATGCAAAACAAAAGCTTGAACTGGCAGCGGAAAAAATCTGGACTATTATGCGCGTTGAAGAATTGAAATCTGAACTGGCTCAAATGCAAGCCAAGGTAAACGGCAAGTAGTCTGCATGATGCAGACAGAAAGGCAGGGGTAGCATGGGCAGGCCAAATAAAACAGAATATAGCGAAAAAGAGCACAAGGCAGACGTAGAGGCTTTGCTTGCGGCAGGCAAGAAACTAAAGGCCATATCGAGCGAAAAAAGAATCAGCTTGCCTAGCTTGCGCAAGGCTTTTCCCGATGAGGCGAGAAAGGAAGCTGGCACCGGGGGCAAGAAAAAGGCAATCCCGTCTCACGTCCAGAGGGTGCTGGATAGCGGCGATAGTGACGCCATGGCGTCATTAGACCAGTTCGCGCAAAGCCTCTATGACGGCATCGAAGAGAAGCAGCTTCGCGCTAGGCTGGCAGAGATCGAAGCGCGCAAGAAGGCCAGACAGCCCAAGAAATAAGGCACCGATTAAACCGCCGCTAGTATAGGGCGGTTTTTTTGTTTGTGGGGGGGGTATGTCTGGAGGGGGTAAAAGTCAAGGTTTTCCGTTTTTTCCGTTTTTTGAGCCTATGGGAGGGTTTAAAGCTATGGCAGGGCTAGAGATGCAGCAAAAACAGATCAAAGAGCTAGTGCGTCAAGTAGTGACGGGACACCAGATAGGTCTATGGGTGCATGGTAGGGGAGGGACAGGAAAGACGCATTCCATAGTTGAGGCCATACTGGAAGCAAAGCCAGACTGGAAGCCAGAGAAGCTAGTCCACCAGACCCCTAAAGGTCTTTTCGGGATGCTGGCTAGTAATCCAGAGGGTATTTTGTTTTTGGACGACTGCACGCAGCTTTTCAGGAATGAGGGGGTTTTTAGCATCTTGAGAAATGCGTTCGAGGTAAATTCAAAAGATACAAAACCCTTTCCTAATAGAACCATTAAATGGAGTAATTCCACTCAAGGCGATTGGGTGACGGACTTTAGAGGTTCGATCATAATTTCCAGTAATGAAATTCCAAAACAATACTCAGAGGCTATGACTGCATTCCAAACGCGAGTAATCACTTTCGCATACAACCCTAGCTCCGATGAGATTTTAGAGATGATGAAAGCCATAGCAAGCAAGGGCTATGCACGCCAGACTATCGGAAGCCTTACACCCCAAGAAGCCATGGAGGTTATTGATTTTATCGCCGAAGAATATCAAGCGCAAAATAAACCCCTTGATATGCGACTTCTTACAAAATGTTTTAATTCTCGCCTCTACTCAAAACAAAAAAGGGATACGAACTGGCAAGGCCCTCTTAAGGTGATAGTGACGGGTGCTCTAAGCAAAAATGAAATGAATGATGGGGATTTGCTTGCAATCATAAAGGATATACGAGCTAAAAAGTTAAATTCCGCTGAACAATTAAAAGAGTTTAAAAAGTTAACCGGGTATGGGCGGGATAAGTTTTACAAACTTTTAAAATCTTAAGGGGGGGGTATACCCCCTCAAAAAAACGGAAAAAACGGAAAACTTATTACTTTTCTAAAAATCGAAAAAATATCGCCACCAAGCTTGCGCGAACCCGGAATCGGGGTATGATGAGGGTGTCCCCATTAGGGGTTATTGCAGTTCGAAGAAAAAATATAAATGTGTAACAGGCAGTACCTTTTATATTTTATTTAATTTAAAACCTGCCAAAATATTCAAAGGAGAATTAAAACCATGGAGACACTCACCCTCACGGAAGCCAAAAAGACCTACGGCCTAAGAGAAGAGCATCTAGCGGTCATTCCAGTGGCCGAAACATATTACCACAAAAAATATAAAATTCAGGTCAGAATTTTCAATAAAGAAGATATTGAAAAATTCATAAAAGAAAAAAATCCAAATTTAATCAAAAAAAGAATACCAAAGAAAACCGATATTATTACGGCCCTTTGGGTGATTAATAGGGCCGCGAAAAGGGCTAGAGACAGGGCTAGGGCCGCATATGAGCGGGCAAGTTATTTTACAGCCACAAAAAACAAAGAAAAAAAAGAACATTATTACTATTTAAAAGATGATGTTCTTCAGGTTTTGATTTATCAGCAAGAAGTAAATTTCATTGAATTTCATAAAATTGGCGGTTGTTATTTTGAAGTTTGGGAAAAAAATGGCAAAACTTTTCACATACCTACGGAAAAAAGGTTCACGGATGGTAATTTTAAGAAATTAAAAATTGAAGAAATTACATCAAAAGCAAAAGAAAAGGGTGAGCCCCCAATCACAGTGGCGAAAAAAACCATTCAGGAATTTTTAAAGGAAAATATATTGCCGTCGCGTGGCATATCATCCCCAAAGATGCAGCGAGAGCATGAATGCGCAATAGCAGAGAATGAGTTGTGGGAAGAATCACAAGCCGTTGCGCAATAAAGTTTTGTAGAAAATAGGATTATCTTAAATAGGAGAATTAAAACCATGGAAATACCCGAAATCTTGAAATGCCAAGACCTTACGTATACCGAAAGATACTTGTACGCTCACTTGGTGATACTGGAAAACAATAACCTTGTGGATACCAGCACAAGAAGACTTGAGAACATTACAGGAATGAGCCGAAATCTTGCACATAAAACCCTGCAATCTTTGCGCGATAAAGGGTTTATCTGGTATCAGAATTCATCGGAAATCGAAATTAACTGCAAAGAAAGAACGGCGGAACTCAAGAGAAATATTGAGGAACTGACCGGGGGACAAAAGCCATGAAAAAAACCAGAAAATTTAAGGGACCATACTGGATGGTGCCTTGCGAGCTAGGCCGATCAAATCTCAAGGATAGCGCAAAATTATTACTAGGCTATTATCTCAGCCTAGATTGCACGCCAGCACCCCATACCCCCAGCATCAAGACGATAGAGCGTGATACAGGCATTCGCGAGCGATCATTCAGGCGGTATCGCGAAGAGCTAATAGCCAAGGGGTTAATTACCTTTGAAGGCAATAAATTTAAAATTAATTATGAGCACAAACTTTTAAATTCAAATTCAAAAAGTATCGAAGATGAAAAAATACCCGAAAAGCCAATGTCCCCATCAGGGACACCAGCACCAGAGATAAGCACGGATGCACCCCCCTCTAAGCTTGACGATTTAGAGGAAAAATTAAAAAGCAATCAAAAGCTAAGTAGAGAATTTAAGGAAAAATTTCAAAAAGACGCTGATTTAGGTGATGAGGATTTGGCCTTAATTGAGGGGTTTTTGAGTGAAAATTAAACGGCCAAATTGTCCGGTTTTGGGGCTGAAAACTGACCGGCGTTTCTGTCCGATTAGGGGGTCTAAAAACGGTCAATTCTGACCGCTTGACCGGCGTTTCTGACCGCTTGACCGGCGTTTCTGTCCGGTTTTACATAGGTGTAATAGATATATTAATAGATATTATAATAGATAATATATATACACGTAGACGGCCCTTGAAACTGCCACGGCCTTTGGCCGTCTTACTGCCTTTTATTTTCTGTGAAAAACACTTTCCAGAAAAGCCGAACATCGTGAGGCGAGTAAAAAGTTTTGTGTCCCCATTAGGGACAAATAGATTTCTGAAATCCTGAAGTAATAAGTTTTCCGTTTTTTCCGTTTTTTCTAGACCAACTCCAAAAATTCAATCATTATATTATTATGAAGGCTAAAACAATAAGCATCATACACGAGCTACTACGCGACCTAGACACAGAGCTAGGCTTTCTGGATTCCGCTTTTCATGGGATTTTGGAAATCGGAAGCGATAAAAAAATAAACAAAAAAGAAAAACTAAAGCAGCTTAAGCATGACTTTGTACTGCTGCGCGAGCAAGTAAAAGATGCAAGGGTAATCGCTGGTAGGATTTACGAGCACATATCCACAGCAGAAAAAAATTTAAAACAGGCAGAGAAGCCATGTATCCCTTACGATTTTTCGACACAGGACTATGACGATGAATAGCCCATGCCCGCAAATGCGCTACAGAGGCATTAGAGAGAGTCAGCCTCTAATCGCTATCCCTACAGCTTTTCGCGAAAATAATCGCTCAGAACGCAGGGAAACGGCCCTAGCGAGGCGATTTAAAGCGGTCAAAAGGTACTTGGAACGGTCACTTTCTAGCGGTTAAGAGTATGCGCCTCAATAAAGCGGGTTTTTTAATTGTTTTTCCATGTGTCGGAACGGTAACACCTTTGAAAAAATCTAGAAAATCCCTATTAGGGACAGTTAGAAATTAAAAAAATGACAAAACATGACCTTGCCCAAAAATTAAATCTTTCAGTACGGCAAATAGAAAGACTTTTAAAAGATGGAAAAATCAAATCAAATCCCGATGGTGGCATCATCGTGGATTCTATCATAGATTTTCTTGTCCTTAATAGAGACAAAGCAGTTTCTAAAAAAACGGCAGACGACAATTTAAAGAAAGTGAGAACTGAATTATTGGGACTAAAGCTTGATATCGAAAAAGGCACACTGTTAAAAAGGTCCGATATCGAAAACATGACCCTGCGAGCAGGGACGTTATTGCGGGATTTGATTTTGGATTCCGTAAACAGTCTACCCGATAAATTAACTGGAAAAGAAACTAAAGAAATACAAAACATTTTATCGGTTCATCTTCATAAGATTTTGACAGATTTTTCAAGTGAATTAAAAAATGAACCAGATAAAAAATCTACTAGCTAAGATAGTTCTCCCCCCAATAAAACCCCCGATAAAAGAATGGGCAGAAAAAAATGTTCGTTTCGATACGGGAATCGACACAGTACCCGCCTATATTTTTGAGCGTTCGCCATGGCATGGGCCGGTTTTTGAGTGGTTTGCAGATAGCGAAACCGAAGAAATCTTCATCCTTTCGAGCGCGCAATCCGGCAAGTCTACTGCCCTGATTGTCTGCCTGATGTGGCAGCTAGCCCATGACCCTGCACCCGTCCAGATTACTTTTCCCGATGAGGTTTTGACGAAGGGCTTTACCTTCCAGCGTTTCTTACCCGTCCTTAAGAAATCGTTCAATACAGAGGCAAAAGAATTCGGAAAAGAGCTAGGCGGCAGCATCCTAGGAAGTCACGTCCATCTAGCATGGGCATCCAGCGAAACCCGTTGCCGGTCGTGGCCACGAAAAATCATGATAAATGATGAAACTTCATTGTTCAGATTGCCTCTAAATTTCATCTCTGAAAGAACAAAAACTTTCCACAACAAAAAAATAATCAGCAGCACAACACCCACAATTCCCCAAGAACAATCTTGGAAGCTTGCCACAGAGGAATATCAGCTTTTCCGGATGGAATATCCTTGTTTTCATTGTGGATTATTTCAGCTCCTTGAATTCGAAAATCTGTCTTTCGAGCATTGCCGAAACGAAGATAACTCATGGGATTTCGGCAAGGTCGAAGCTGATACCCGCTATCGCTGCATCGGATGCACCCAATTAATCCACCAGAAAGACCGCTTCAGCTTGATAGGGAAGGGTGTAGCAGTCAACACTACCCCCGAAAGAAGCCCAAGGCGTAAGAGTATTCGCGTTACCTGTCTCGATAATCCCACAATTCCTTGGGGCATTTCAGCCAGAAAATTCCTTGAATCGAAAAACAATCCAGAATCGTTACAGGTTTTTAATCAACAATGGCTTGCCAAGCCATGGGAAAATACCTCAGAGGGATTACGCGAAAAAAAGCTACGAAATAAAGTAGTTTCAACTATGCCATTCGAGCTATGTCCGAAGGATACGGAATACTTGATTGCTGGCGTAGACGTGCAAAAAAATTCGATTTATGCAGTAGTCCGAGCGTTCCAAAATAATGGAAATTCTCAGCTAGTATACTGCACAAATATCGAAGGCACCATAACCGAAAATCTAGCCAAGCTACATACCGATATTCTGTTAAGGGCTTGGTTCATCGAAGGCACCCAAGAGCAAGTCAAGATATCAGCATGTGCGATAGACACAGGCTACCAGACTGATTTAATCTATGACTTTTGCAGGAAATATAGGGGTCTTGTGTACCCGGTTAAGGGTGCGGCAGGCCGAAACGCGAAAGAAATACAGTACTCAAAAATCGAAAAATTTGCATCGGGTGCACCTATCCCCGGTGCCTTGACGCTATACACAATCAATGCCAGCATCTTTGCTTTGCGCGTAGTCAATGGGTATCAGCTTTCGAGCACGGAGAATGGAAGCTGGACTTTGCCGAACAATGTACCGAAACAATACTATGACCAAATAGAATGCTATCAGGTAATTAATAAGGGGGGGGCAATAACTCTCAAGGAAAACAGCAATAACCATTATTTCGATTGCGAGAAATATGCTTTGGCAATCTACACAATTCTAAAGCCGCAACTAAAAATAAATCGAATCCAGAAAACTCTAGCGAAAAAAATACCTGTAGGTTCAGGCTTTAGCGGCATGGAGCATAAGCCGATTAACAGGAATTATTAGAAAATGACGAAAAAAACCCCCACAATAAACATATGGATTGCCACCAAGCCCTTGAAAGTAACCCTACCAAGCAAGGAAATTCTGATTATTCCGGCTAGAGAATTCCTATTTTTGGTTAGTTCCGATGAAACATCCATGACTTTCAAGACTGAAAAAGGCCAGAAAATACGGGTATCGAAGGCAGCATCTTTAGAGGGTCTTATCCAAAAGATAGATATTCCCTGATTATATTACTAGGGAAGTTTTCTAGCTAAGGCAAAGGGAAAAATGGCACTATCCAGCAGCAGCACCGATACAGAGGTTTTAGCGCAGTTCGACGATAACGCGGCTTTTTGGGAGTCAAACACCAAAGCGGCAAATCTGCTAGAGGCAATCATTATCATGATTCGCCGTTTTCCTACTTCGCAAGCTATCGCTGGACGAAGTTTATCAATGGAATCTCTAGAAAACTTGCGCAACGAACTAACGAAAAAAGTACTGACACAGAGCAGCAGCAATAGAAGTAATTTTACCAAAGGCATCCCAAAATAAATGAGTCAAAAAAAGTTTACGAAATTAACTGATGAACCACAATTAAAGCAGGGTGAATACACAGCCTTAGGCTATCGAGCGGCACAGGTTGCACGATCAAACAAAGTCAATCCGATAGGGGTAGCCGGTTCAGGTGACTACCACTTACGATATGACCGCTTGACTCTGGTGAATGAATCACAACGCCTATTCCGCGACAATGGCTTGTATGCGGGCATCATCTCTAGAGCAGCGGACAACATCTTAGGCGGTTCAGGCTTCACGCTGCAAGCGCGTACTGGTGACGATGCACTAGACTTGCAGCTAGAAAAGCTTTGGCACGAGTGGTGTCTTGACCCTGAAATAAGAGGCATCGCAACCTTCTGGGAGATAGAGCGGCAGGTTTTGAACGGTTTATGGGTTGACGGCGATATTGCGGCCTTGAAGCTTTATGGTCAAGGCAAGATTCAACTCGTAGAAGCCGAAAGAATTACCTCAGCGAAAAACACAGCGCGATTAATTGACGGAATCGAACTCGATAAATACGGCAAGCCAGTCAATCTCTACGTAGCCGATTATCAGGATTCGGGGCTTGTGAATAAGGCTTCAGCACAGCCATTCAAGTACGATGATATGATTTATCTCGCGAATAGAAATCGAGCTAGCCAGACTAGAGGCGTTCCGATTCTGCAAAGCAATTTTGCTTTGATTCATATGCTCAATGACATCTTGACCAGTGAGGCCATTTCTTGGCAATTGCAATCAAGATTAGCCCTTATTATCAATCGCAATGCTGGTCCTGAAGCAGGCTACAGCGAGACTACAGACGATACAGACAAAGACGAAACCTATCAGCAACCTACACGCTATGCCGAATACGAAGCAGGCATGATTTTCAACGGTTTGATAGGTGAAAATATACAGGCTATAGATAGAAAAATACCCTCACAAAATTTTGAGCAATCCGTAGTCACCTACCTACGTTTGATTGGCTTGCCTGTAGGCATGCCGCTAGAGTTGATTTTATTAGATTTTTCAAAAACTAACTACAGTTCGGCCAGAGCAAGCCTACAAACTGCTTACCGTAATTTCGTGTGTCACCAGCGATACTTGAAGGAACATTTCCACAGCAAGCTTTATCGGTTCATGGTGGATTATTGGATAGCTGAAAAGCTGATACCGAACAATGCGAATGCCTACAGGCACGAATTCATTACGCCCAATTTCCCGATGATTGACATCCTGAAGGAATCGCAGGCATACACGAATATGGTGGAAGCAGGTTTCAGCAGCAACACCGAAATCTGCAAATCGCTAAACAAAGAATACCGATTAATTCTTGAGCAGAAAGCCAAGGAAATGAAAGACGCTATCGAGATAGCCGAAGGCTTGAATAAGCAGTATCCAGAGGCGGGTATTTCATGGCGTGATTTTTACAATACGGGGGAGCAAAATGCTGGAAACGATAAGACAGCTATACCAGAAATGGATAGTGACGCCGAAGAAAATGGAAATAATGAACAGCCAAAGTCAGACAATGACGGCGATACAGACGGGAACCGCCCTAAGTAAGATAGCGGTAGAGGGTCATACTATCAATGGCGTAGCGGTTATTACCAAGGGCGCTACTTCTGATGGACGGTTCTATATAGACGATGTTTTTTTGGATAAAGTAGTACAAATTGGCAACGCTGAACCAAAAGGAATTTCTTCCAATTTCCAGCATAATGACGAAAAACTAGGCACCTATCTAGGGAAAGTCACGAATTTTTATCGGGACGGTGACGTAGTTCGAGCGAAATTGACCCTATCCGAACTGGCTTTTAAGTCACCGAATGGCGACCTAGGCAGCTACATCCTATCAGCAGCGAAAGAAATTCCTGAAGAATTTGGCCTTTCTATTGTTTTTTCGCGTGATTTAGAAGAGGAAAAAAATTTTATTTCTGCCTATGAGAAAGACGGAAAATTTATAAGTCCCGATAAAAATAATCCAAATAATATAATCCATGCCCGATTATATTTATTAGCGGGGGTGGATGCTGTAGGTACACCGGCAGCTAACCCTAGCGGTTTATTTAGTGTTGTAGATAGTGACAAAAATAAAATAGAGGAAAAACCAAAAATGAATGAAGCCGAAATCCGCAAGCTAGGTAGTGATGAGGTAATTAGCCGGTTCAACAAGCTAAATGAAAAGTTTGGCGACAATCCCAAATTTGTCGTAGCTCAATTCGTCAAGGGCAACACGGTAGAGCAGGCTTTAGCTGAACACAAAGAAATAGAGCTAAAGGAGCTACAGGAAAAGCTAGCCGCAATTCAAGCGGAAAACGAGAAGCTTAAAGGTAAGAAGGTGGAACCTGTAGAATTCAAGGACAATAGCAAGCCTGCACCTACCGATATGCTTTCCGAAGCTAAGATTTTAGCCAAAGAAAAAAATATCACAATCGCGCAAGCAATGTCAACCCTATCCAAGCAAGCCAGAATCAGCAAGAAATAATTTAAAGAATAAAACGGAGATTAAATCAAAATGGGTCAAGTTAACGCAGGTGTTAAGGCTTTCACTACTGGCGCGGCAGTTTCCAAATTTCGATTCGTTAAACTCGATTCGAGCGGCAATGTAGTCCATTGCAACTATGGTGATACACCTATTGGCATTTCGCAAGAAGCGGGTGCCTCTGGTGACGTGATATCAGTAGCTCTCTTGAATAGTCAAGGGACTTTGAAGGTTGCGGCGGAAGGCGTAATTACCGCCCCTAACCATAGCGGCGTTCCTACCTATGGTGGCATGTTATCAGTCTCAATTTTGTCTGGAATTAATTTTACCAAAATGCCTTTCAGCGTTCTCGAATCCTCAACCGGCCAGAACGGTATCGTAGAAATTCTAGTCAAGTATTAATTGAAGAAAAAAACGTAAAGAATAAACGGAGAAATAAAACACTATGTCATTCAATCCAGCATCCAGCTACACCACAGGCAGACTTGATTTAGGCGTTCCGCTTAACGAATATGTTCTTACTCCCGATGAGATGATAGGCTTTGCAGCCCTTCCGGGTTTGTCTCTACCTAAGGAGTCAGCGGTAATTCCTATCATAACTCGCGAGCATATGTTACGTCTCAGCGACGGCAAACGCTCTAGAGGAGGTGACTACAATCGCGTCACGGCAGAATTCGATGAGCTATCTTACCGTTGCGAAGAGTACGGCCATGAACAGCTAGTAGGTGACGATGATCGTAGTTTTTATGCCTCTGATTTCGATGCAGATTTTCAGGCTTCTACAGGTCTTGCAAGTATGTTGATGCGCGGTCACGAAAAGCGCGTAGCGGATTTGCTTTTCAACACCTCTACTTGGACTGGCTCAGACCTTTATACCGACGTTTCTACCGTATGGAGCACCGTATCAAGCGATATCATAGGTGACGTTAACGCAGCGAAACTAAAAGTTTCTCAGCTAACCGGCATGGCATGTAACGCACTAATCTTGAGCGAAACCGCTTTCAATTACCTCAAGAGTAACACGGCAATTTCAAACAGCGTAATTTATACCCGCTATCCTTCTGATGCACAGTGGCGCTCAAATATCGCCGAGTTACTTGGACTCGATTACATTCTAATCGGGAAATCACGCTACAATTCAGCGAGCGAAGGCATAGCAGCTTCCACTAGCGCGCTATGGTCAGCGTCATACGCGATGGTTGCCAGAATCGCTAATCCGGGTGCTACGCTTACCGAACCTTGTCTAGGCCGCACCATAATCTGGGAACCAGATAGCGGCAGCGGTCCCTATGTAGTCGAGTCATATCGCGACGATAAAAAGCGTGGTGATGTTATCCGCGTTCGGCACAATGTAGACGAAAAAGTATTTGACCCATATTTCGCGCACCTAATGAAGATTGACTAATTAAGCGTCATAAAGTTGTATGAAAAAGGGCAGCAGGGTCTAATCTCTCTTGCCCTTTTTTCTTTGAAGCGGATAAGGGCATAATGAGTCAAGATAAATTTCAGCCTTCAACGCCTTTTGAAAAGGTCGTAATCAATAATCTTGATATCATCAAGGGCAATTTGGCCGAGCACAGTAGAGAAATGACGCAAATCAAGCGTGAAATAACAGCCACAAATGCAGAGGTAACGACACTGAAGGGCAGGGCCAGCATGTGGGGAGCGGTTTCGGGTGCTCTAACTGGCCTGTTTCTTGGATTTTTAGGAATCAAATAAAAGGGAAAAAGACAATGGCAGAAAATGAGAAACCCAATTTCTGGAAGGGTCTATTACTTGACCCCAAATTACGGGCGGCAGCATGGGCTTTAGCCGGTGCTATCGGTATGTATGTAGCACAGTATTTCAACCTAGTAGGCTAACTAAGTGAAATATGTAGCGGTATTGCTACTTGCATTAAGCCTGATTCAGCAAGCTACCTTGAATAAGCTTACTGATTCGGTGGTAAATATAAACAGAAGTCAAGTAGTCCAATTGCCTGTAAAGCCTGTACTATCTCAAGTCCCTCTAGTTAGTGCGCCTTTTCAGGCTTCAATGCCTGAAATCCCTAGAGAGAACATCAGGGCATCGTATAGAGTCAGTTACTTTGTAGGTGCCGAAGGTGGCGATAGTTCAGGCTTTGCGGGCATAGGTGCAGCTACGGCACTAACAGATAATAGTTTGCTTTCTTGCGCTCATTTATTCAGCGAGGATGCAGACTACACTAAATACAGACTTGATATTCACAATGACAAAGGGATTCTAATAAACCGTATTCCTCTAGCTGTAGAGCGTATTTCAGGGACTCTAGACCTAGCAATTTTGAAGGTGGACTACGTTTTACCGTTCAAAGCATCTCTATTAGAGACAGCAAGTTTTGAGGGAATGGAGCTAGGCGATATCGTCTATACGATAGGCGCTTCAGGCGGTTTAGCACCATATAACATTACAGCAGGTTATCTAGCGTCTAAAGCTTCTGAGCCTTTCCCGGACTTGTACCAAGCGTCTTTTATCGTCATTGGCGGGAATTCAGGGGGTGCGGTTTATGACGCCAAGAGCAACAAAATCATAGGTGTATTGACCAGAGGCGGGGGTAATATCAGCCTATTTGTTCCGCTAAATGCAGTTATCGAATTCTTGAAGCAGTAAAACACACTACGAATTACACAAAAACGAATCGCTGTAAAAACCAGATAGGGATACTCTACCTTGGCAGAATCAGATTTTGAGACTAAGTTTTCTCGCTTTGTACCCCATGAATTAGACCTGTTTGGGTTTGATATTACTTACAGACCGCAAAACGTATCAGCAAACGATAAGACTATTAAATGTATTTTCCAAGGTGAAACAAGACTTAGTAATTTTGCCGATGGAAACGCTCAAGCGGAATATGACACAGTATTAGTTATGATAAGCAGTAAGGACAACTCTACTGGACATGTTTCACCTGTGGAATGGAGTAGGGGCGGTTTGGTAGGTGATGTGCTTATCATCAATAGCGAGACTTGGTATTTACGCGAGCATCTTGAATCAAAAGTGGCGGGAATGCACAAGCTTCTCTTGAGCAATTCCAAATATCCATTTGTTGGGCAGGGTTAAATTAAGGATAGAAAAACATGGCATATTCTGATGCAAGTAACGCGGCATTTCGCTTGACTACAGTGACACACGGCGGAACTGAACTAGCTGGCGCTCTAGGTTGCACCATTCGTAAGATTGTTGATAGGGCAATTCTGAAGGCTGATAAAGATAGCACGCCTATTAGCCGTCCTATCAATTTGATTGACGCAATTGCGGATATTACCTTTCTTGACCAGTCTGGACCTATAGCGCATGGCGCAAGTGTCGGAAATATTGTCGCCACTTTCAGTACTGGTGCAGGCGGTTCAGGCTCAATCACGATAGGGGGTATGGTTGCAGGCTCAGTAACTCATAATCTAGGCGAGGGACCGGGTAAGAATGTCTCTCAAGAATTCCTGTTTCAGGGTTCTAGCTTGACATATACACCAACAGTCTAAGAGGAAATAGCGCGATGGATGAGCGGTTAATTAAGGGTAAAGAGATACCCGTAAATGCAGAAGATTTTGAGTATGAGGCTACAGGCAATGCCGATGGTGTGGTTTATTTAGATGAAAAACGTACCAAACAATTCGTCAAAGACTCAGCAGGTAATGAGATTTTGAATGTCAAGGTAGTTTTGGAAGGGAAAGAACGTCAAGCTTTGAGCTACCTAAAGCCTGCATCCAGTGAATGGAAAAAGCTAAATCCGGGTATGCAGGGTTATAGCCGTCCAGACATTCATCACATACTACCGAAAGAAGCCAAGGCAGAGGCAGCTAGTTTAGGCGTTGCATTAAAATGGATATTGAACGCTGAACACCCTAAAGCAATTAACGCCCAAGAATTCCCAAATAACTGGACGTTCCACAAAGTAGAACCGGGGGTGTGGGCAATCCTATGGGTAGACTAATTCGCTTCTTCGGTCAATGCATAATGTTTGTAATCAAGGCTGTATTGATTCCAGTCTTTTTTGTGATTGGTTTCTTTGCCTTAATTATTGACTGGCTTACCACAAAACAGCCAGAGAAAAAGCCCATAGAAGTTATTGAGGAAACCTCATGCCCGATAGCTAGGCGTTTGGATGCTCTGGAACGCTGCATTCCGCAAAGAATGGTTGACAGGCAATAATGGCGCTAACATTAACGGCAGGTTCTACGGTCACATATGCCGACACGGTAGCGGCATTCACGGAGTCAGCGGGTAAGTATTGGCTATCAGCCAAAGCCGATAATGCCGAGTATCAAAAGCAGGAAATAGACGCACCAGCTACGGACGGCGTATTTATCAAGCGGCATGGATTCCGTTCTAGGAAAATTGTTTGCACCGTTTGCTATGTCAATGATACGGCAGCGGCACTATTGACGGCCTACCAGAATGACTTGAACACCTTGGAAAATGTGGTTTTTACCTGTGCCGTTCCAGACGGTGCCACTTATCCAGCCTGCGAGCTAGTCTCTATGCGACCCGCAACCGGACCTAAAGGCACAGGCACAGGCAAATTTTATTTCATTGTGACGATTGAAATAGAGCAAAAGAGGCTAGCGTAATATGGCCTTCAATCGGAATCTAGGCATTTCCCTAGGTAAAAAGCTACTTTATTACCACGGAAAAGGCCAGAAATTCAGCGATTCCGAGCGTAGAGCGGCTAGGATGCTTATCGAAGGCACCGGCACTATTGCCGAATTGAACCTAGTCAGAGCGGCATTAGGCATCCAGAAATCAGGCTCTAGCGCAGTCAGAGGCTTTACACGTTCAATCAAATCCGTATCAGGCGATATCGGCCAGATTTCAAGCGCAATACAGCTATCGGAATTGGCGAATCAAACGGGAAATAACGTCACTGGCGCTAATCTGAACCTTATCAACGTAGTAACGAGCAAGCTAGAGAAGGTCATTAAGAACAAATCAGCCAAGGAATTTATCACGAAAGCAGCGGAAAAATTAGGCTCAAGCCCTATGGATGCCGCTAACTTTTATAGAGCAATTGGCAGAGGCTTAAAGCTTGGTGGCGCGGTTATAGGGGTAGTCTCTACAGGTTTTGCAGCGGCAGAATCCTATTTCACGAATCAGAAGCAGGCAGCAGCGTCCATATCAGCCAGAAGGGATATGATTCGCTCGTTTTCACCCATTGATAATACCTTGGCAACCATTGAAGAATCGAGAATCAAGGGTGCCGTATTGTCCGAGCGTGGAGCGTTTAGCAGGCTGAAAGACTTTTTCGGCATGACTGGCGAGACTGAAGCCGAAATCAACAAGCGATTGCAGCAAAGATTATCGATTCTTAAAGAGGCTAGAACCGTAGTAAATGAGTTAGGTTTTGACAAGAATACGATACTTGCTCAGTACGCAAGTAAGAAGGGCAAGACGATTGCCGATTTACGGCCAGACGAAATTAATCAAGCTATTGACGAAGGAATAAAGGGTGCATTAGACCCCAAGAAATTCAGCAATGACCCTTATGTGCAAAATATTGTTGACCAGCAAACTAACTTTGGCGAAAGCGTCAAGCACCAGCTAGTAACGTTATTCGGCTTATTCGGTCCCGATTTGGCGACTAGATACGGTCAAGTAAGGTCAGCGGCAGAGCTAGAGAGAGTCGAGAAAGAAATAAAGACGAAACAAGCGCGCAAGCGTGATTTGCATATCTTGGCGAATCAAGAGCGTGAAAGACAGGATGCAACCCCCGGTTCAAGTTACAAGCGCAGAGAAGAGAAGGCGTTTCTAGAGTCATATTTCAGCAATTGGCGTAGCAGACACAAAGCGATAAGGTTTGACTAAATGGCAGAATCCTACATTCCCCACAAAAATACAGCGCAATTCAGAAGCTATACAGGCAACACCTACAATGACCCCAAGGTATACACAGAGGAAAATCCGTTTATTCCATCGTCAAAATATTTCTACAATCAAGTTCAGTCTGAAATCCTAAACTTGATTGATTTGAGTTTGCAAGGTGGAACTGCTCTTAAAATTATCAACCAGACGGGAAATACCCTACAGTCTGGTTCATTGCTGTTCATAGACGGATTTCACCAGCAACAACAAGCCTTTAAGGTCAATCTAGCCACGAATCTAAGCGAAGTACGTCAAGCCTTGCTGATTACCTCTGGAATTTTGCCCAATAATACGGTAGGCATCGGCTTTCCGTTCCAAGCGGTAGCGGGATTCAATACTGCATCCAATTCATTAGGACAGCCAGTATACCTTGACACTTCAGGTAACTGGACGTTAACACAACCAACAAACCCAAATTCATACGTCCAACAAGTGGGTGTAGTCAGTTCGCTACATTCTGGACTTGGTTCAATTGCGTTCTTTCCGGGTAATAGATGGACGCAAAAGAAGCCTTACAATGGCTTGCAATCCAGCGTCAAGATTCAAGTGAATGGCGTGGATATCGGCACAAGAAAGATACTTAATTTCCTTCTCAATTCAGGGGCCAGCATCTTTGCCCAAGACAACGAATCAGGCAATAGGGTAGATATTACGCTATCTGGCGGTGGTAGTGCTTCAGTATCGGCACCGTTAACATTAACTGGAACCAGTGACACTAAGCAGCTTGTAGTCAAGGGCCATAGCTCACAGACGGCAAACGTATTTGAGGTTCAGGCCAGTGATGGAACGGCAAAGGTTTGGGCAAAAGCCGGATTGATCGGCCTAGGCAATGATTCTTCCACCAGAAGCCTTGAAATTGGCAATAATGCCATTGCGTTAACTAGCGTAGGTTCGCTGATGTTTGCACCAGCCTCAAGCTATGGCAATGAAGGCGATATTCAGAACGTTGCGGATACCTCAATTCGCAGAGCTAAACCGTCTTGGATTAAGGTAACCGACAATAGCACCGCATACGGCGGGATAGTTCTTTCTGGCCTGAATACGATAGGTGATAGCGTTCTTTCTGGCCGTACTTACGCGCAAAGAATCCATGGCAATTGGCCAGAATTGCATGACAATCTAGCCACGAAACACTATGTAGATAGCTCTATCTTGTCTGGTGGTAGTCCGGGGGGTAGCTACGTTGACTTGACTACAGGCCAGACCGTTTCAGGTGCCAAGACATTCCATAATGCAAAGACGGCGGGAAATCCAATAGCGGTAAATGACGTTGCTAATAAGGGCTATATTGATTCAGGTTTGCAGACCCTAATTATCTTTGAGCCTGCATCATACACCCCCGGCGTAATCGCTACTAATGAAGGTTCATTCGATACCTTCAATGGTAATCCGGCAATCAAATTGCATAACTATGCTAGCTCAGATTCAAACGTTGTTTTTAAAGGCACAATGCCAAATAATCATACCTCTGGTGCAAGAATTCTGGCTACGGTTGCTTACGTTGTGTCGGGTGCTTCGGCGGGATTAGGTAGATTTGATTTCAAATGGGAAAGACAAAGACCCGGAATAAATCTCAAGACTAGCCAATTTACAAGCTTTTCTGACTATCGTTACTTTGGCGCTAATGGCAATGGCATCTTGAACTATACCACTTTTGAATTTCCGCCCCAAACATACCAGTATATACAACCGGGGGAGCAATTCAGATTGCAGCTAGAAGCTACTAGCAACACTTCGGATGCTAACGTTACCATTACCTTGCCAGTCTGGATTACCAGCATACGATTTAGCAAGAAAATAGAGTAAGAAAATGTCAGCAAGTTTTGACGATACAGCAGATAGACTAACAGCAGGAACGTATACACCCCCGTCAGCGGGTAGCGTTTCTTTTTGGTGGTATCCGACTTTCACCATTGCAGACGGTGCTTTACACTTTGCATTTTCATGCAGAAATTCAGGCTCTACAAACTATTGGGACATTGCAAAAAACACAGCTAACCGAATGGCGTTTGTAGTTGGTGGTGAAGCTACGTTCGATGCCGCTGTAACGGGATTCACCCAAAATCAATGGAATCACGTACTGGCTACATGGGACGATAGCGCAAATACACGTGAGGTTTTTATAGGTGGTAGTTCAATGGGAACTAGCGCGCTTGCTTTCAGTCTGACAGGTTTAGCCGAAACGTTGCATATCGGCAATATTCGCAGCGATGTGGGATCATGGGATGCACGCGGCAGGCTGGCAGAGTTTGCAATTTACAACAAGATATTGTCAACAAATGAAATTGTGTCACTTAGCAGACGTGCATCTCCCTTGCTTGTCGCACCGGTTTATCTAGTGAGGTATTTCCCATTGATTAGGGACTTCAAGGAATTTAAGGCAAATATGGTGGTCACAAATGCGGGTGTAACCGTTGCAGACCATGCTCCCATATTCTATCCACAAGGGCATCATTAAATGCATATCGGATTGCCTACTACCGTTCCAGCGGGTGATAATGACGACTACTTGAAGGTATTCAAGCTTGACGACTTGGGTGACGGGATAGGGTGCAGGCTCACAATTAAGGCTGTAGAAGGCTACGGTAATTTGTATTACGCTCTGGTATGCGACGGAATACCCCAAAGAACCATCTATCTGCCAGAGGATGAAACCCGGCAAGTAACTCTAACCTATGACCCAAACTTGACAAATCACGCGGTTAGCGTTGTGCCAATTGGCGAATGGGATGAAATACCCCCCGGTTGCGACGTACTTATTCAGCAAAATTACTTCGAGAATGACAAAGGATACTGGTCAGAGATTACCTTTGACGCAACCTATACGGTTCAGAGCAATTCCAGCCAGTTCAGCAATTGGCATTTGACGGGTATACAGCGATTCAAAAATGTCAAACCAGTTAGCTATTTCAAGACCAGAGGCAGACTGGATATTACCCTCTCTAGTGCCGATGCCGTCCATATGCTTACGCTTAGCTTGGGTGATTTCGTCATAGCTACAGGCTCAATTACTGGTGATGGTGTTATTACTTTAACAGAGTCGAATAGTTCCGGCGTTAATGGCAGCGTAACCCTGAATTATTCGAGTGATTTAGCCATAGGCGCAGCCTTTGCCGAAGTGGCATACGCGAAAGCCTACAAAATTTACGTTAATGGAACGTACAACAATACCCTAAACGATTACGGTCTATCGAATGCCTACACCACAAGAATTGGGCCATTGAGCGCAGGTGTCCATAGTATCACGCTCAAGCCTGTATCTGATTCCGATATAGAAGGCAATGCAGCCACCAGTACGGCGGTTACAATCAATGGACGGCCAGAAGCGGTAACAAATCAGCAAGTAATATCAGGTAACTATTTGAATACTCTGATTAGCTGGACGGGTAGCTCTACTGTGGGTGCTACCTATAACCTCTATGACAGCCGGATAAATGACAGCACAAATTTACGTGAAGTAATTGACACAAAAGGCAACAGCTTGGGCACGGTTTACGCCATGCTGCCAGCGTTAGCGGGAATTGAGCAGGGAATCAGGCGGGTAATAGTAGAATCAAGCTTGGCGGGTATTGAGTCGGGATATCGGAAGGAAATAGCCATAGAATACGATAGCAATGGTGACGTAGTTTTAGCGCGTCCCAATATTCCCGGATTCCAGTTTAACCGGATTGAATCGGGTAATAAGCTGTTCGTTGACTACTATTACAATCGAGTCGAGGAACAGGCAACGGGGGTTCAGGCACAGCTATTCATGGTGGCTTCAGGCAGCAGTATCAATTTTAGCAATCCCATGGCAGTACGTTCAATGCCTGTAACTACTGGTGTTGATATTGTAACTGGAACCTTGAGCGGAATAGCAGGCAGTTCAGGCTACTACAATTTTTGCGTAAGAACGGCTAGAGCTACAGGCTTGCAATCGCAGAATACGCAGCAGCTAGGACCGTTCTATCTTTCAACGGCACAAATGAACGCGACAAGCGGAGCAAGTATCATTGTTGTAACGTAAGGAAACTAAATGCCAGCAAATGGAGTGGTAACAGGGTCAGTACCAGCGGAATCCCTAGGAACAGAAAAGCTAATACCATACTTTACGGGATTAGGTGGTGATAGCTACCAGACTAACCCCTTTTGGTACGTCAAGGAAATTGTGTTTCCAATTGGAATTAAACCGGGATACGCAATAGTAAATATTCCTACTTTGAGTATGACAGGCTCTGAGAATGCAAACCAAGTGGCATTCACGCAAAATATAACCAAGAATATCAAGCACGGTTCAGGGTGCGGAATCAAGAGAAAGTCAAAGCATGGCATAGGCCAGACAATTTTTGTGGGGACGGTCGTAGAAATCAGCCATGATAGGGATACCGATGGTATTGCAATCAAGGTAGTAGACGATAGGTATCTGCTTCAAGATATCAATATTGTAGGCAGATTTACAATTCACAATTGGCACAATGCCACTAGTACGCCATTGCCAATTACGTACCAGCAAGGCTATCCATGCCGATTCAATCCAGAAGGCAGACCCAATTGCATCATAGGACCGGGGGGAATCCCTGTATTTACCCCATTTCCAGACTTCAATATAGGGCAGGATGAGGAACCGCCAGAGAGTGGAAACGATTTGACGCTGAAGGCTAGCTACTGGACGATAGCGCGAATACTCAAATATCTACGGACTTTTTATTCTGAAGGTTCAGGGTATGACAGCTACACAGCGAATTTTCCATGGATAAAAAAACTCTTGATAGATAGCGATGTGACATGGGATATAAATTTCGGTGCAAATATCGACAATGAAGCGGTAAGCAATTTCGATTCTGCCAGAGGCGGGGGGTATACCTCTATCGGTGGACAACGCAAGGGACGGGATATTGACATAACGGATATGAGTCTATTAGATGCTTTGGATTTGATTTTGACAACGGCGGGGGGATGGACGGTCAGCCTTGAGCCTAATCACGTACTAGACTTGGACAATTCCACCGAAACCTTTGGGACGGTTCTAAAGGCAGTTCCAAGCCGATATACGGGCGGTGGGATTGATATTCAGTTCCAAGCGGGGGGTAATAAGGTCGAAAAAGCCATAGTAACCGGGGGTAGTTATTCCGAAAATTCCGAGGATTTATTCACCTATGCCGTTGTGCAAGGTGATTTGGTGCGTATGGAAAGCAGAGTTGATACCGCTACAGGCACCTTGATACCACTTTGGTCTACCGAAGATGAACTAGCCTTCAGGCAGTATTGGGGAACCTATCCCGATGATGATGGATTCAGGGAAGCTTGCATCAAATATCCAGACGTGTATACCATGTATCGGCTATCGCCAGACTGGAATTATTACGGCGGAACTAGCTTCAGCAATTACCCAAGGGCTAAATATGGCAAAATAATTGAGACTGCTTTGCTATCATGGCGTGGAAATGAAAATAGCGCGCAAGATTTCGCGACAATGCGCTATCCGATTCCCGTTGAATTCAAAGACACATCTGGAAACTGGCAATCGGCACCTTTGCTTGACGGCTTGGAATTATTCGACACTGGCACCATTTACTTGCCGGGTTTACGCGATGCACAGATATCATGGAGCGGAGCGGGGGTAGATGCCATTGTGGCAGGATATGCCACCATGACAAAGCGTGATATTCGCATGACGGTAGCAGTTCCAATGGACCATAGAGTAACAGCCTTAGCCAGCTACAGTAATGAGGCATATAATGATCAGTTTTTTGACGTAATTAACGAGTGTCCAGATAGAGACAGGATTGATACGACTCTACATAGGCAGCATCTAGTTACGGCGGGAAGCCTCTATAAGCTATGGTTGCGTAATACATCCTATCCGATACCCGCAAGCGTTAATGGTGCTGCGCAATTCGAGAATAAGCAGACACTAACGAATCCATTGCGCAGCGATGCAGACTTGCTATTGAGCCATGCCAGACGGTCATTATACGACTTTGGCAGGTTGTTAAAGACTGGCTTGTTACGCATTGACGGCTATGTATGCAGCGAATATCAACCCGGAACACCAGTAAGAAATCTAGTGCCGTATGGCGTTGACGGCATGGAATCATTCCCGATACGAGCGGTAATAGGCCAAGTGAAATGGGTATGCATACCCGGTGATATTCATACGGAATTGGTGCTAATCTAATGCTGAACAAAGAGACAAGAAAGCATATCCAGTTTGGCGATATCGGCAAGATGAACGCGGCATATCGGCAGCTAGAACGCCAAGAAATAGAGCGTGCAGGCAGGACAAAAGTACGGCCAGCCACCTTTAATTCTGGCGAAGATGCAAAGCTAATTTTCCCTGATGATTTTGCCCTATGTTATTCCAGTAGTCCTAGCTCTAGAGGGAATGACTTATACGTGTATAAGCGTCAAGCTTTCCTATGTAGCAGCACCCTAGACGATTTCAGCACCGAAAGCCTAGTAGTCTACAAGTTTGATACGCCTTTGAGCGGCGGTTTGCCAGCCACCTACCATAGGGTACACTTTGGGGTAATTGGCGCGTATTCTGCTGGTCTAATACCTAGCGTTTCGGATAACGCCTTTAAGGGCATGGGCTATTACTTCAGTTACAATTTCGGGGGTGCCACGATTACAGCCGATTTGTATTGCGGATTTGAGCTAAGAATTAAGGAGATTACAGCCGATTTCGATTGCTCTACGCTTACTTGGAGCGGTCTAAGCGGTCTAACCTATGGCACGACTCACAGCAAAATCTACCAGCATACAGACCAAATTGACCCTAACTATAGCGCGGCGTCCAATATCTTGCAGAAGTACACGACTCTTAGAGCGGATAACGCAGGCGACCCAAGAGGCGAATTAATCGGCTTTGGATTGATACCAAACACGTACAGCGACATATCCACCGATTTTGATTTAGTCGGCAGAGGCTTGAAATTTACGGCGGATTCGGTCTATGGAATACAGCTTGAAATAGCACCCATTGCGGCGGGACATACGGGATACCTGACAGGGAATGTAGCTTGGCTTGGGCTTGGAATAAGCCTAGTCGGTGACTTAGGAGTTTAGAAAATGTTTACTGCAATCGCGGCAATTGTGCTGCCAATACTCAAGAAAATTCTGCCTACAATTCTAATGAAGATTGTAGAGCGGATATTTAACCCCCCTACACCAGAGGAAAAAGCCAAGGCACGGCTAGACAAGGCGATTGTAAAGGGTGATTTGATGGAACTAACCAAGACCACGCAGCTAATTATTGACAAATCCGAGCAAGACAAAATCACGGCTAAGAATGTAGAGCACCTAAAGAAACTGGTGGAATAGATGAGATACCTAATTTTAAGCCTTCTGTTTTTGGTTCTAATTGGCTGTGGCAAGCCTAGGCAATCGGTTGAGTTGGTGGATATCACGAAAGCACCAGTTCAGCTAATCCATACGGTCAAGGGTGTTCAAGTAGAGGGTAAGTTTCTCAATATCGATACTGGCGAGATGTATACGAAGGTCATAGATGCTACAGAGGTTCAAGGCTGGTATGCCATTCATCCAGCCACTTTCTTCAAGCTATTGAACAGCATCCAGCGTTCAAAAATCGTGATAATAGGGCCAGAGTCGGACCCCTTCAGTATCGTCAAGCCGATAGACGATAACGCGGAAATAGAGGTATGCTTGATAACGCTAGAAGGCAACCAAATACCTAGGAAGGTGCGGGTAATTGAGTATCAAAAATGGGTGATAATGCACCCTCACATGTATAAGAGGCTATTGGAATCGGGATTGTCGAAGTAGCTCTACTTCTTTCCAAGATGGGCGAATAGGCCAATTGCAGCAAAAATAACCGCAACAATTCCAGCTATAGCTAGTGCCTGTTCATGCGTCTTTGAGTACAGGTAAAAAGCACCTATAGCAAGCAATCCAGAGAAAATGCAGAAGCCTAGACCTTGGCTTATCATGCTACTTTCAGAATGACTAGAGTATTGCTTGTGCTCTTTGGCCTTTTCAATCCGCCGTAAATCATCTTCCGAGTACTTGTTTGGTTCATTCATCGTCTTAACCCCTTTCTCAAATGAGCGTAGAAGCACAGCACAGAGCTAGACGAAAGTATGCTAGCTAGCATGGCTATAGAGCTATCGCGGGTATGTCTGTGCCAGTAGACCAGAGCACAGCAACCAAGCACCAGCAGTATACCCGTATACAGGCTAGTAGCCTTGCGCTTGCGTTTCTTGAGGGTGCCTACCGCTTTTTGGATGCTGGCGTCAAGGGGTGTAGCGTCTAGCGGTAGGCTTGGGGAAGGCTTGGGAAGGGCTACAAGGCCATGGCTGATGGCTGCATCGCATAGCTGGCAGAGGTATACGCCAGAGCGCATAACGAAGGGTTCAGCGTCTAGCGGTATGTGGCAGGCTTTGCATTCCATGTGCTCAGTGTATTTTTTTTGCAGGTTCTTGCGTTCATGGGACTATTTTTCATGTAAAGGCTTGCGGAAAAATACGATGCGAGATGAAAAATAGTTTTGTATACATTGCTGGCTGGAAGGTGACTTGAAGCGATAAACGAATCGGGTAGGGTGATACCCATGAACAGAGTGAGCGGGGGTATTCGTGGTCAGTTTGGGCTTGCCAAGGGTGCAGGCATGATACCTAATTTCATGCTAACAGAGGTAACAAATGCGGTAACAAACGGAGAAAAAGCATAAAATAGCGTTCTTATAAACCCTTGCGCTGTAAGGGGGCAGGTGGCCGAGCGGTCAATGGCAGCAGACTGTAAATCTGCCGGCGAAAGCCTACGGGGGTTCAAATCCCTCCCTGCCCACCATTTTTTCTTATAGCCCTGTTTGTTCGAAGTTTACGCCAAAAATAAATTGATGTGGTTTAGCGCGCGGTTCCGTGCTGCTTCTGATCAGCGATGAACCATGCTTCGACTTTTTTGCGTGCCCACGGCGTCCTGCGCAAGAACGTGAGGCTTGACTTAACCGAGGGTTCGAACAGGAAGCATCGAATGGGGATGCGCCGGCCCATTTCGGCCCAGCCATGGCGCAGGACCAGTTGGTTGACGATGCTTTCAAGCGTGATGCCATGCAGCGGGTCGCGAGGATGCAGGACGGGTGCCGACGGTTGAGGAGTGTCCACAATTGGTCTTTTCACAAGTGGTCCGTTAGGCGTGCTATGGCTAGTGCTGTACACACGCGGATTGAGCATTGCAGCATTTTAATCGCGCTAGTGTTCAAAATACAGCGGAAGCCTTTGTGCATGGTGCGTTTTAGAATAATAGCAGCATAGAAGTTTCAGGTCAGGACGTCGAGCATTTCTTGGAATAGCAAGTTTAGGTGCAGGTATAAAAATCTTACCCAGCGTGATGTTAAGCGGACGAGTTTTTCAGAAGCAACATTTAACTCCTCATGCCGAAAAGCGTTGGGTATTCCAAGCACAAAACCTTACGAATGCCATATCTTAAAGAGAAATGGAATATTTACATCGGGACGCCATATACCGAAGTTATACAACAAACAAAGGAGAAACAAATGGAACGTGGCCCGCGTATGTCAAAGGCTCGTGCTCCGCGGGCGCTACTTTACTGGAGGTTGCGTCAGGGACTTACCTTGGAACAATTGTCTGCTCGGACGCGCGTATCCAAAGCTACCTTATGCCGGATTGAAACTGGTCTATGCAAAGTTTCGGTGAGGGCGCAGATCCGCATAAAGGAAGGCTTGCGACTTGGTGCGAAGCAATTGAACATTCTGCTTGGGGTGACTGACAATGGCAGCACTCAAAACCAGCCTGCGCCCAAGGTCAGGGGCGGCAAACTGCGAGCGTGGCGGATACGCCTAGGGCTTACTCTTGAACGTCTGGCGCAGCGTTCCAGAGTATCCATGGCAACAATTTCCAGGATCGAGAACGGCATCCCGGTCAGGCCGGAAGTTCGCCGCAAGC